CAAATACTGCAAGAGCTGAATATACTCACAACGTTGACCTATAATATGAATAAGCGCAAAACTGCTGAGCGTGCTAAAGTTATGAAGAAATTTGAGCCAGATTATATCACTGCTGCGCGCGAAGAAATTGAAAAGTCAAAAAAGAGGGAGCAGGCAGAAGAGCGGGCAGAGCTAGAGGATTTTTGGCGGGAATTGAACCCGGATGCACAATATCGTGATTAGTTGATAATTTTGTCTATCGCCTTGACAATTTCAGCGTCTGTAAAGTTGATGGTCGATTTTTTCTTGATGAACAAGCGCAGGCTACGAATAACGTCAGGTGATTTGATAGCTTTTTTCATGTTGTCTTCAGTGAGTGCGTCAAATCGCTTCCAATATTTATCTAAGTCGCCTTTTAATACAGATTTCTTAGTGAGATTGACTAGGTGCTTAGCGGCAGTGCGGATTGTTGACAGATTTGTCAGGTCGTATGCGAAGATGCGCTGCGAGCGGATCGGCTTCTCAAAAATGACGCGGTGCAGCTCGATGCAGCGGCCGTTTGTAAGAATAACCCAGTCTACGCCCTCATTTGAGGCGTAGTCAACCGCCTGCTTTAAGTGGCGCTCATTTAGATCAATAGAGGTTGCTTTGGCTTCAACGATGAAGTGGATTTTTTTGTTTAGCTGTACAACATAGTCAACGTAAGTGCCGCGAATCATGTGTTCCGTCTTGATCTCATCAATTAGTGTATAACCAAGTACAGTGCTGAGTAAGCTATTTACCATCAAGCGCGCTGTTGATTCGTCAGCATTAAGGTTTTCTTTTTTGGTCAAATATTTTTTACGGTATTCGCGTAATGCTTTTTCACAAGCCTTTTCTTGGAACTCTGTAGCCATAATGTCCTCTTTTTAGATTAAAACTTGCATTTATTGTAACAATAGTGTACTCAAAATGCAAAGAAGTATGTTATGTGATAATATATAAATATGTCAAATGTAGATTTTGTTCTTGATAAATCTGGCGGTGCGGACATACTTCGCAACAATTCAGGCATAGCACAAATCCAGATGCAGAATATGAATCGTATTCTGGATACGGTGAGGGCGCAGTTTGTCGTGGAATTTGGTTTTGAGGGTAATTTTGAACTTATGACAGAGCCGACGGCATTCCGTCAACGAGTGATGATTAAGGCCGCCGACAAGCGTACCGCTGGCGCTCTGAAGACTAAACCAGGATGGTTAGGGTCTTTTGTAAAAAACCTCAGCATATGATATAATATAGTCATTACAACGCCACGCTTGCGGCAAATGCGGATAAATAAACTTATTTATTCGCATTTTTTATGGCAACTTCAATCGGTACAGCATGGATTCAAATTAAACCCTCGCTAAAGGGAGTGTCTAATGACGTCAAAAAGGCTCTTGGCGACGCTGGTGATGGTGCTAGTAGTAATTTTGGTTCTAAGTTTAAGAGCAGTTTTTTGGCGTCATCTAAGGCGGCTTTTGGTGAGGCGTTTTCAGAGTTTGGCAAACGGTCCGATGAGGCGTTTTCTAAGTTTAAATCATTAGCAGCTGGCGCGATGGTCGGGCTGGGCGGAATCGCAACGTATGCTGTTAAACAGTTTGCTGAATATGAACAGCTCGTCGGTGGTGTTGAGACGCTTTTCAAGAAAAATTCGGGCGAGGTGATCCAGTATGCAAAGAACGCTTACAAAACAGCGCAATTGTCGGCTAATCAATATATGGACACTGTCACGAGCTTTTCAGCGTCATTGCTACAAGGGCTAAAAGGCGACACTGAAAAGGCTACGAAGATTGCTGACATAGCTATCACTGACATGTCTGACAACGCGAACAAAATGGGCACATCAATGGAATCGATTCAGTATGCGTATCAGGGTTTTGCAAAAAATAACTACACCATGCTCGATAACTTGAAGCTTGGCTATGGCGGTACTGCAAGTGAGATGGCGCGCCTTATCAACGATAGTGGTGTGATGGGTAAGACGTTTAAGGCGACGGCTAAAAACGTGAATGATATACCATTCAATAAAGTTATTGAAGCGATCCATAAAATCCAAGAAAACTTGGGAATCGCCGGCACATCCTCAAAAGAAGCTTCTTCAACAATTAGTGGTAGTTTCAATGCGGCTAAAGCTGCGTTTGATAATATGCTGACTTCACTGGCTGATCCAAATGGCAATTTTGAAGAGTCATTCAATATTTTTCTAGCGGCCGCAAAGCAATTCTTACAAAATTTAGCGCCTGTTGTGAAAAGCATGTTGAAGACTGTTTTTGAAGAAATCAAGAAACAATCACCAGAGCTCGCTAAAGGCTTAGAAGATGCTTTGGGCGTACTTCGTGGATTGTTCGATTTTGCGAAGAATAATCCTGAGGCTGTCGCTAATATCGTTAAATTAGCAGTGGGCTTCAAAGCACTGCAGGTTGCGACAGGGGGCGCACGCTCGGCCCTCGATACATTACGCCCGTGGGTAAAATTAGGCAAAGGTATCTTTACTGGTGTTATTGGCGGTGCTCAAACATTAGTAGGCAAACTCAAAGATCTCAGGGGAGCAAAGACCTCTATCGACGCAGTATCTGGCACTCTACAGGGGGCAGGTGGCGCAGTTGGCACATCTGCTGATGTGGCCGCTGGTGGTGTTGATAAATTGTCGGCTGCTGTTAAGAGGTCACCTAAAGAATTTACATTCGGCAAAAGCTTGGCTAACTTTTTCAAGCAACTGGGCGAAGTTGCTGGCGGTGCGGTCCAAGGGGCGTGGAAGCCGGTGACGGAGTTTTTCAAAGGAGCTGGTGAAACTATTGGAGGCTTTTTTAAGACTTTAGCGTCACCAGAAATTCTTTTGGGCGTACTATCATTTACGGCGGCGGCTGCCGGTGTGGCGGCTGCAATCCTGCTAATCGGCGGCGCACTTGGTATTGTTTCGCCAGGACTGGGCAACTTTCTAAACGTAGTGGTCATACCTTTGGCTGCCTTTTTAGCAGGCACATTCTTATTGGTATTGGTATCTGTTACTGATACCATCAATAGATTGACAAATGAAGCTGTTATTCCGCTAACAAACGCTGTCGCGGGTGGACTGATCGGGGTGTTTAATTCAATCGGCGGTATTATTGAAACTGCCGGTAATGTAGTGGTTCGAGTTATTGATTCTATATCGTTCGGCATTGAAAGAATTATCAACTCTATGGCTAATTTGATCAGGTCTGTTGGTGGGCAAGACTGGTATGGTACCGGTTATGGCATTACGCGCAACTTTACGGCTGGATTGGTGGATGGTATGATTGACCTGCTGCAAGACTCTCTAAACAAAGTTATCAATAATATCATCAATATCCCTGGTATCGGTAACGCGCTCAAGGCTGTTGGTGTAAAAGCTAACCCGGTCAGCTTATCTGGTTTTAAGCTTGGTAGACGTGCGCAGGGTGGTCCAGTGTTCGGCCCAGGTAGCGATACTAGCGATTCAATCCCAATGCTGCTGTCAAACGGCGAGTATGTTATCAGGGCGTCCGCTGCGCGCAAGATTGGCTACGACAACCTGGACGATATAAACAGGACTGGCAGCGTCGGCAACTACACGCTACACCAGACAATCAATATTAACGGCTATAATCGCGATCCAAAAGAGCTGGCTGATGAAATTAGCAAGCAGATAGCCTTGCGTAAAGGGAGGGTTATGGGATGATGACTTTACGTGGTAAATTTAGCTTGGTGGCGGTAGTAAGGGATGACGGTGAGCGTCTCGATCTCACTGGTTATGAAGTAAGGCTAAGTGCTGACAATGATCTACTGCAACGTCCAGAGCTCGATACTTCAGACATAGACTACACTGATACTGATGGCGGTGAAATGATTCGTCAGCGATTGTCTACTTACACTCAGTCTATCAATGGGCTTATCTTGCCTAAGGAAAGTGGTTTCTGGAAACTCTACAGTATGATTAGTACCTTCTTTGCCGCTAACCGTACATTTACCCTGGTTTATGGTAAAAGGGATGGTCAACTATTTGCTATTAAAGGGGCTTGGCGCAGCAGCAGGTTAGACTTACCCGTGCCAGCAGATGAGGGTAATACGACATTTTCAACTGATCTCAAAGTAGGTAGTTCAGTCTTGTTCGAGTATGCTGAAGGTAGTGATGGACATGAGGTGTATTCAAACAACGTAAAGCTGGGCCGTGTCTCAGCCGCAACTGGCGGTGAGGTATGGGACAGCAATGGGCAAGTGTATGATGTAGTTGGCGAGGTCTGGGCTGGTGCAAGCGGTGGGCTAAGCAGTGTATTTGTTTCTTCAACCGTTAAGGTTTATCCCGTCTGGGTTCTGCGAGGTCCTGCTGTTAATCCATCAATTCAGAATAATACGACAGACACATCAGCGACTTATCACGGCAGTATATCATCAACCCAGACGCTTGTCGTTGACTTTTCGACTGGGGAAGCGCGGCTGAATGGTGCTATCGTCTCAAGGAATGTCATTGGTCAACTATCAATCGCTCCGGGCAATAATTTAGTTGGATTTGATATCGAAAGCGGTGAAGCTACTACGTCAGAGTTGGAGTGGAACAATGTCATTGGTTAGTTCAGACAAGAGACATGAGCTACTGCTATATGTCGGTGATACGCTCATTGGCGATTTCAATGATTTTGCCAAAAATCGAGAGCTGAGCGAGTCGCTAAAGAGCGAGTCAGATTCAGCAACAGCTGATCAGTTTACTTTTAGTATCAGCTGGTCCAAGTTCAAAAAACATGCAAAAATACGGCTAGATGATAACCCAGAATCTTTATTGCGTGTCGGTAAAACTCACATGGTATTTTTGGTGGACGGGCTACCTCGATTTTCTGGTTTTTTGGCGACTAGACCGGCGCGCAGCGGATATGGGTCTGATCAGCAGTTAGATCTAAAGTTTTTTGAACACTTTGCAAGGTTAAGCGGCGATTTGGTGTGTGATAAGAATAACACGCAGTCACCTCACCGTATCTTTTCAAACACACCTGGCCATATATTTGCTCAAAGCTTGATTAGCGAGTTTATCACACGAGCGCAGAATGCTGGCGAGAATATCAGATGGAAATTTGGCATTGTTAATGAGCTTAGGCTGAAGACTGTCGAATATAACGATTTTCAGACGGTTAGTAAGGCGCTGTGCGACGCGATGAATAATGAAACAGGAACTGGAAAGTTTGACGTGGTTTTTCGTGTTAACCCCGACAACCATAACGAACAGATTATTGATATCCTAAAGCCGCGTGGACGCCGTAAAAACATCATCATACGATATCCGAGCGACGGAGTCTATAAATTATGGGCGAGTGGTTATGCAGTCGAAGAGTCTGCTGACTATGCTAGTGATGTGCTGATTGCTGGTAATGGGCAGGTTGGCAATCCTGAGGCTGGTGAGGATACTGCTGAGCTTGCAAGTGCTAGCAACCATGCGGCTGTTCAAGACAACTGCTACTGGCGAGTTTATGAAACGCAATCAAGCCTTAAATCTCAAGCCGCAGTTGCAGAATATGCTCAAAAATCCTTAGCACAGCGCAGTTTTGATTTGTTGGTTCCGCAGATAAAGCTTGTGGGGCGCCCTATCGTTTGGGGTGATTCATCTAACGAAAATAATGGGTTGGCACTCGGCGATGAGTTTCGATTTCAGGAAGAAAACGATGACGGTAGTGATTTTAGCGGTTGGATGCGGATCATTGCGATGGAGACGAGTTGGGATAATCAAGGTGTCGCTACTGTTACGCCACATCTAAAGAGGTCCGAGTAGTGTTCAATGATAGTGTTACGCGCCGACTGATGGCAGTTGAAAGTGAACAGAGGGCTCAGAAAGTTGCTGCGCCATTAAATTATGGACAGCTCGCTCAAGGGAGTCTGCCTACTGCTGTTTGGAATGGTTTTATCAGCCAATACCTGGCTCCAGGCAAGACGGTGACGGCTGAATGGGAGATTATCTTTCAACGTTCTGATGGTGTGAAAAAGCCACCATTAGTCCAACTGTCATATGATCATGACCAGGATATTCATCCGTTTCCAGCGGTGGGCGGGCGCGATCCGTATGCTGACGAAGAAGGTGGCTGGTGGTTGCAGACGAAAGAAATTGGCGATGATTATATTAAATTTACGATATTGATCGACTCAGCATCATGGTGGTTTAACGACAGTGATGGCGCTAACTGTACTCTGACCGTCCAAGCTATTTCGCCCGTGCCGGGCACCCTATCAATAAGGAGGGTTCAATGAGCAGCGTTGAAAAATGGTTGAATAAATTAGAGGTAGAATCAAAAGCACTCAAGCAGGGGTTTTATCAGTCGGCAACAAAAATACCGCTACATACACGGGTGGCTAGAGCAACAACTACCCCAAATGCATATGCGATGGAGCGTGTATTGGTAACATTCACGACAAAAAGCAGAAAGCCAACAATCGCTCAGCTTGAAATAAAATCTAACGGTGGCGCAGTGTCTCGCGTTCGTAGGACAAATTATGCGCATGGTGCGCAGTGGGTGGTTTATAGATTCAGTCCAAGCCCTTGGGCACCAACGGATTATGAGTTTGTGGTCCATTCTATGATGGACGGCACGCTTTCAGCGAGGAATATGGGCGCATGAGCATTGAAACAAGAATTAGAGCGCTTGAGTACGAGAACGCTTCCAGGAAGGTGGTGTATCCAGTTGCCGCATCGTTGGTTGATTTTACTCAGCAAGTTTCGCAGGTCTTTCACACGAGCGGCGGTGAGAATAGAGTACTTATGATGACTATTAAGTTTATCCCAGATATCAAGCCAAAAGATGGTCCTCTTTTTGTTGACTTGTTCCCTCAGGTGTCAGTCACTGGCGACTTTACTGAGCAGTTTCCGAAGATGACATTTCATCAACTGACTCAAGTTGATGGCGAGGCTGCTGTTATGGTAGGTATTTTTGCTCCGCAGCAGCACTCTGATTATTATGTGCGCGTCATCGCCAACGGTACCTCTCGTGGTCGATTTACTAAAGCATAAAACATGTTATAATATAGACATATCACGTCACGCTTACGGTAAACTGCGGTAATCTTTAATCAAAGGAGAATTATGGCTTTTACCAATCCAGGAAAAATTGTTAGATTACGCTCCCGCCCAAATGGCCGTGGTAGCGTACATGAAGCAAACATGTGGGCGCAGCAGCATTCTGATGGGCTTTTTTCGGGACGCGGAGTGATTAGGAATACTGTAGCTGACATGAATGTGCTAGTAGGGGGAACGACTGACAACCCAGATGTCGTACTAGGCAAGTTGCCAAGCGGCTTTTTGATCGCACTTGATATCGTCGGCCAGCAGGTTATTAGAATTACTGCACCAAGCTCTAATAAGCGCATCGCAAGTGTCGTAGCCTATTCTGACAACATCGCACTAAACTCTACAGATACTAATACGACAGGCTCACCGTCGTCATGTGGTTTGATCGTTGTTTATGGTCCTACCTCTGCGAATCCTGTGGCGCCAACTGAATCTCAAATCAGACAAGCTGTAACGCAAGACGGTGCCACTGGCTCGCAAGCTGTTATTGCGGTCATTGCCAACATTACAACCGAATCTTCCACAACTACAATCACAGACGAGATGATTGCTATTAACCGTGGCAAGCTTATGCCGCATAATATAGATTTGGCGTCATTGCCAGCACATAACTTCTCAACGGCTGAACAAGACACAGGCAAAAAATGGATAAACGGTAAAACTATTTATCAAAAGACATACGTTACTGGTGGATTACCAAATAATAGCGTTCGGAAAGTTGCACACGATATTAGCAATTTGGATATGGTAGTGCGCATTCAAGGTGTCGCTAAAGAAAATTCAATCGGAGCGACTATCAACTTGCCTCACGCAGCAGATCAACAAGCATATACAGTGACAGTTTACGCTGATGACACAAACGTAAACATCCAAACGTACACTAACCAAACAGGTTATTCGCAATCGTATGTCACTTTATGGTACACCAAAAAATCCTAATCCTGAACTTCGCCGATAGCCATCCAAGAGATACCGTGCCAAGCCGGGCCGAAACTACCTTGAGATGTAGCTAGTAGCTTACAGCCGTTGTTTGTCACATGAGCCGGTTCGACTGAGTTCCCTGTGCGGACTGGATTATCAAATTCTGATAGACTACTAGCCCCACCCCCTAACTTGTAACCATTAAATGATGCGGTGATTGAAAATATTCTCTTAAATCGTTTAGGAAACGCAATAGGTACTTCCATAGTGTTCGTATTATTCCCCAAAAATTGTGTCCAACCGAACTGCACAATAACTTTACTAGCATCAACAACATCAGCGTTAGTTCTACCAGCAAATAATGACGCCAAATCTATATTATGCGACAAATGAAGCTGACTCTTGATGTTTATAAGAAATGATATTATAATATAGACATATCACGTCACGCTTACGGTAAACTGCGGTAATTTCAACTAATGATTTTGGAAGAACCGCAGTTTTTATTTATGAGCAACACGGACGTATCGGCAAAAGAATTTGGCGCCTTACAGGCTAATGTTGAGCATATCAAAGATGTTATAGACAAACACACCATTATGCTTGAACGGATGGAAGTTGTGCTAAGTGGTAATGTCTCGCGGATCGAACTTGAGCAATACAAAAAAGAGCACCAACAAGAAATAAAAGAAAAATATTTGCAACGTAGCGAAATAGAGAGTTTGCTGAGCTTTTGGCGGCTCATCACGAGCAATTTAGCAAAGTTATTTGCAGTCGCCTTGGTCGGTTTGGCTATCTATGTGACTGGAAATTTAGTCCGACAAAGCGAGACAGTAACCAGTCTTAAAGAGGATATCCAGCGAATAAACGTAAGGCATCAATAAGGAGGAATATGGATAGAATCAACCAATGGATAGCTAATGCACCAGGACGCCGAATTGACGTTGACGGCGCGTACGGTCTTCAATGTAAGGATGTTATCGATGACTACTGTTTGTGGTTATTTAACGATTGGCAGAACACCATCCGTCCTGCTAATGCCAAGGAGGCTTTTGCTAACTCTAATGGTGATTTCTTTGAAAAAATCCTTAATAACATGTCAGACCCCAACCTGCTTCCTCAGCGCGGAGACATTATCATCTGGGGCGCGATGGTAGGAAATATTCATGGTCACATCGCCGTGGTGTTAGGTGCTGACCTAAATGGCGTAGATGTTATTGAACAAGAGGGTCCTGCACAAACACCAACCAAGGTTATTCGACGTCCTTGGATTTTCTCTGGTGGTCCAGTTATCGGCTGGTTGCGCCCACGTCCTGAACGAATTATTGGCTATGTCGCACCACAAACAATTAGTCCGACTGACCGAAAAATGGAAGAGGAAGGCTATGCTCGCGAAGAACCAAACACTCAATCTGGCGTATTCCAAGAACTAGCTCAAGGTGATGTCATCGCAATGAAAGGTTACGTGACTAATGGTGAATCAATTGCTGGTGATACTGTTTGGTACGTAACAGCCCGTAGCGGCAAATACATGAGTCGCCAGTTGTTTGAGGACAAAGAGTTGCATGATCTGCCAGACCTGACACCACAACCCGCACCAGAGCCAGCGCCAGAGCTTGAGCAAGACTTTAGTAATACCATTATTGATGTATCTAACTACCAGACAGCCGAAGTAGTAAATGTGTTTCCTAAAGTAGCAGGTGTTATCGTCAAGGCTGGCTGGGTCGGACAACAATACGGCGGTAACGAGTTCAAGTTAGACCCAGATGCAGAGCTATTCGTTACTAAAGCTCGTGAAGCCGGCAAGATGCTTGGTCTTTACTGGATGCCATACTTTTCTACGAGAGAAGAGGCCGAACAAAACGCTGAATACTTTGTGAAGTGTATTGAGGAACTTGGCAACATACCAGGCGAGCTGTTATTCCTTGACCTTGAACCAGACTTTGAAGGGACAGTCGAGCAAATCAGTGTATTCAGCAACATTGTTTTGCAGAAAACTGGCAAGCAGGTATTCACATACGGTGGTGAGGCTATTATTCAAAAACTAGGCTTGGCACGCGTCGACTGGTATCCAAACTATGGAAACCCAGACAACTATGCACATGGCTCATTCATTCATCAGTACTCAGAGACGCTGACCATCCCTGGATACGATGGGAAGTTAGACGCTAATGTTTCGAATAAGTCCATTGACGAGCTACGAAGCATGGGTGGCGTTGTATTTCCAAAGCCACAAGAAACGCCACAAAACAACGAAACGGACACAGTGCCGTCTGAATCAGAAAAACCACAGGAAGTGCCAAATAATAAGTCAAAGGAGGAAGAAATGGCAACACCAGTATTCACAAAAGAAGATATCGAAGCAATCGAAAAAGTGACTGCCGAAAAAGCTAAACTAGCACAAGGATTGACTGAGACAGATGAGGCTCAAGAAATCATCAAAGGTATTAGCAAGCGAACCAAACTGATTGTTTACATCATCGGTGACCTACTGCTTGGTGCAAGTGCAATCGCACCACAAATAGCCATCGCTGTACTCTCTGGTGACCCGTACGTCAAGACAAACGCTATCAGTGGCCGCATGGGAAGACGGTCGCGCAGCTTGTACACCACCGCCCCGCCCATGAAGTAGGGGAACATGAACGACAGCATGCTGAAGTCGTAGCTCTCGTCCACAAAACCGCCGATATAGCCGATCCCGGAGTGCACCCCCACGCTGAGGAGGAACAGCAGGACCGTGGGCCAGACCTTCTCCCGGGTTAGTTTCCAGGACAGGAAGACACCGATAATGATATAGCACCAGAACTCGTAGTACAGGCTCCACAGCGAGCCGTTCCACGCCTTGGGGTAGGGGATGTCGGCCAGCGTCGTGCCGATCTCGTAGGTCATGATCCTCAGCAGAATGTTGCCGTACACGTAGTAACCGGGGGTGACGGGGGTGCTGAAGTAGCCGCGCAGGCTCCCTGTCTCAATGACCTGGGCGATGGGGGCCAGGAAGAAGGCCACGAAGACCAGGGCGAGCAGGAACCCGGGGAAGATCCGGGTGACCCGGTTGAGCAGGTAGCGTCCGGCGTCGGAGCGCTCCCTGGACCCGGTAATGAGGAAC